GCAGGGATTTGGTTTGATTTAAGCATGAGTCCTGGCAATCCTGTGCCAAATTATTACGCAGCCAGCCCATTGGTGTCTACGGCGTTGGCCCAAAGCACAGATGGTGGTATTAGTCACGGCGGTAATGTAGGCCAGTTAGGCTATAAGAAGTTTGTCAAGAACATGCTGATAATGAACACTTCAGCAAATGCGGCGCCAAACTATTTAATATTGCTGGATTACTTGCTGTACTACCCGTTCGTAGATATGTCGGTCACAGACGAACAGCCTTTGATTAACACTGTGCCGCTGCCAAGAAATCCTTCTGGCGTTAATGTACAAATCATGGCAGTACAAGTTGCTGCTCAATCTGGTGTTGGTAACCCTCGGTTTTTTGTCACTTACACCAATTCGGACGGCGTACCTAACAGAACAACTCAAACAGTGGCTTGCAATACAACGGTGGTGACTGGGGCGGTCATTACATCTGCACCAGCTACCAACTCATCTGTAGGCCCATTTTTACCCTTGCAATCTGGCGATAAAGGTGTAAGAAGCGTTGAAAGCGTGACATTCTTGACGCCTAACATTGGGCTAATTTCTCTTGTTTTGGTTGAGCCTGTTGAAAACATTTGTTTACGTACAATTGACGCACCCGCAGAACGAGTGCCTGTAGTAGATTTTTTTGGCTTGCCGCAAATCCAAGATGATGCGTATCTCAACCTGATTTGTTGCCCTAATGCGTCTTTGGCAGCAACAGCGTTTCATGGTTCTTTACAAACAGTTTGGGGATAAATAATGGCAATCCAATCTATGGATCAACTTATCAGCGCACTCACCGCTGGTCAAACAAATCGGTCAGACTGGAATAAGTTAACGCTTCCCGTTGGTGTACAGGCGGTTGGTCAGTGGTACGACTTGAGTACAGGTTCTGGCAACCCAATCCAGAACGCCATTATTGGTGCGGGGACTAACCTGACCTTTCAGGCCATGTCGAACTCAAACAGCATCACGGCGGCTACGGCAGCTTTGGGTGGTTCAATTGCCACCACCACTTTTACCGACACCACTCACGGCTCTGGCCGTTTTACGGTAGGCTCTATTTTGTCGGGTACAGGTGTTCTGCCGGGCACCTACATTACGGCACTGGGTTCTGGAACTGGGCAAAACAACGGCGGTACTTACACGGTTAACCTGACTCAAACCGTCACAGCACAAACAATCACCGGCACTCAGTTTACCAACGGCATCCAGACGGGTGGGGACGTATCACCATCGGTTAAAAACATCCTCAACGTCAGCGCGTTCAGCGCAGCCGCCACCACAGCGCCAGCGGTGCTTATGCTGATCGACCAACTGGCAGTAATCCCAATCACCACCACCACACTGACGACTGCTCAGACCATTCTGGGTACGCAGACATTGCCAAGGTACGCCGACGGCAAAGGGGTACGCGCTTATTTGGTGCCCTCAGTAGTCATGGGCGCGGGTACGCCTACGGTAAGACTCAACTACACCAACACGGCATCGGTAGCCGGGCATCTTACCCCGGCAACGCCTTCGTTGCCAATCATCAACACCGCAGCGCCGGTAGGCTCGATTGCCTACGCTGGCACGGGTGCGGGTAAGTTTGGCCCGTTCATCCCACTTGCGGCTGGCGATCAAGGTATTTTGTCGGTGCAATCCATCCAATTCAGCGCCACCATGACCTCGGGCGTGATGAATTTGGTGCTGTGCAAACCCCTGTTGACCTTGCCAATTACTACAGTTGGCGTGTGTTCAGAGCGTGATTTGGTAAATCAATTGCCGTCCATGCCTCGCATCTACGACGGTGCCAACCTGCAATGGTTGATGTATGCGGGTGCGGCTACACCTGTAAACAGTTCGTTCTTCGGTCACATTGACACCGCTTGGGGCTAAAGTGCTGATTGGCAACTACTCTGTTCTGCAAAAAAGCCCCGGCAGGTTTATTGCCGGGTCTACTACTTCGGCAGAAGCACAGACACGTTCCAACTTCAACAAGTCTGGCTCTAACCGAAACAGGTTCTATGTAGACCAAACTACGGTGGCGTTGTCGCTGTACGCAATTCCAACAGGAACTTATCCTGAAATTGCTTGGGTACTTCCACAAGTAGCTGGGCAAATAGCCAGTACGCAGCCGATTCAAGGTGCAGGGGCTTTGGCAGGTAGCATTGCTGGCGGCCTAAATGCAGAAGCGGCACTTGATGGTGCAGGCGACATTACAAGTGCTGTAGCGCAACTGGTTATTAGCCTAGCTGCAAATCTGGCGGGTGATGGTACGGTATCAGCAGCAGACCTCCGGGGTTTTCTGCAAGCTACAGCCAATCTCTCAGGCTCTGGTGACCTTACCGCAACAGCGGCGGCATTAGCGTGGATGAACGCAGCTACAGACGGCTCGGGAACCATTACCAATGCAACGCCATACGCTACGGGCAATATGTCTGCCGATATTCTTTCTTATGGTGCGCTAACACCTGAAGGCATCCGCGATGCTGTGTGGAACGCCATTGCCGCAAATTACGACCTAAACGCCACTATGGGCGAACTACTGCATAATGCAGCGGCTGGTGGAGGCGGTGGTGGCGGGGGCTTGACACTAGGTCAATTTCTTGCTTTGCAGAATCCTTAACATTTTTACACTAAGGGGCTATCATGGGTTGCATAGCGGCGTTGCAGTCGCTAACTTAACATTTCCACTCAAAGGGGCTATCATGGGTTGCACATACGTTAAAGAGTTCTCCTTCGGCGGCAAAGTCGCTGCTCCCGCCAAGTACGCCAAGGGCGGTCCGGTCGTTGAGAAAGCCACCGGCGAAAAGTACCCGAGCCGCAAGGCGATGGTCAAGCATGAAGCTGAAGAGACCCCGCGCATGCGGCGCGAAGAGATGGTGAAGCGTTCTTCCATGAAAATGCCCGCCCGGCGCAGCGTGCCTGTGGCTCCGGCTTCCCCGATGGTGATGAAAAAAGGTGGCTCCGCAGCTAAGGCCCGCTGCTGACGCTTTGCCTTCCCGGCTATTCGGGTTATAATTACCGCATCGCGGGCGAGCTGTGACAGCTGCCGTTCTGACACAACCAACTACGGGTTAGAATGGCTACTTCCGGAACCATCAGCACAACCACTTTCCAGACAGTCAAGGTCGTAGACCATGCCTTCCGGCGGTGCCGCCTTGCTGCGGAAAACATTACCCCTGAAATGCAGGTGTACGCGCAGGACCTGCTGTACCTGCTGTTGTCAGAGCTAGCCAACCCTCGCCCGCCTTCGTGGTGTATTGAGCGGCAGGTGTACCCCATGTACCAGAACCAGCCGGTGGTCACCCTGGACACCGGCACGGTTGAGGTGCTCAACGTCAACTACCTCACGCTGCAGAAACTTGAGCCAGCTTCTTCAACTACGACAGCCACCCAGTACACAGCGTTCTTCAGCAGCGCCACTACGGTCAACTCGGTCGGCATAAAATGGCTGTCTGTCGGGGTTGGTAATGTCGTTTTGAACTTTGAGGTCTCCAACGACGCCGGGGTGACCTGGGCTAACGTGGGTAGCCTGACCCTGGACACCAGCCCGAGCGCGGGTCAGTGGACTTGGGGCAACATTGCTGTGGGTTTGCCCTATGGCAGCTTCCGCGTTACCTCTACGGTAGCGTTTTCCGCCAGTGAGATCTACCTCGGCAACATGCCGCAGGAAATCCCCCTCGGCCAGCTCAACCGTGACACCTACACCGCGCAGAGCAACCAAGTGTTCCCGGGTCGGCCGGTGAGCTACTACTTCCAGCGCCAGCAGATTAACCCCATTCTGCGGCTGTGGCCTGCGCCTAATGTGGCCGCCGAGCACGGCCAGCTGATTGTCTGGCGCCACCGCCACATCATGGACGTAGGCACGTTGGCTCAAGAGATTGAAGTGCCCCAGCGCTGGATGGAGGCCGTTGTGGCCGGGCTCGCCGCTAAGGTTGCGCTTGAGACCCCCAACGTGGACATTAACCTAGTCCCGCTGCTGGACCAGAAAGCTGCGCAGGCGATGCAGTCTGCCCGGGACGGCGACAACGACGGCTCGCCTACGTTCATACAGCCCTATATTTCTGTCTACACGCGATGAGCACGTTTCTCGACCCCTCGGGCGGCGCGTCTTACGGCATTGCGCTGTGCGCCCGGTGTTCGCGCAAATTTCGCCTTGACGAGCTGAGCCCGGACCCGAATTACCCGAACCTGATGGTCTGCCGGGAAGACTCCGACCAGTACGACCCGTACCGACTGGCGCCCCGCGCGCCGGACAAGACCGTGCTACCCTTTGTGCGCCCCGACACCGACATCGCCACGCATGATGCCGCAGCGCTGCCGGCAGCGTTGTCGGTGAGCCCTGACGGGCAGCGCTTTTTATACGTGTTTGACTGAGGCGCAGCTATGATTGAAAAGATGATTACCCGCGCCTTTGAAGCCCGCAACGCGGCCCACATCGAGCACTGGAAAACCAAAAACGGCGAGCAACATCGCGCCCTGGGTGAGTTTTACGACGGGGTCATAGATGCAGTTGACAAGTACGTCGAAGCGCACCAGGGGCTCTTTGGTGTGGTCGGTAAAGTGCCGGGTGAGAGCAAAGACGCTACCGAGCTGATCCGTAATGAGATGCTGTGGTTGTGCGAGAACCGAAGCAAGATCGCCAAAGACATTCCTGCGCTTGAGAACTTGGTGGATGAAATGTGTGCCTTGTATCTGACTACGTTATACAAGCTAGACAACCTGAGGTAAGACCATGGCACAAGTCGGCTATACAACCATCCAAATATACCACAGCAGCACTTCGGGCAGCCAGCCCTCGGCGGGCAACTTGGTGGAGGGCGAGCTCGGCATAAACACGACCGACCGCAAGATGTTCACCAAGAACTCCAGCGGCCTCGTGGTGCCGATTGGAGGGGGCGCTGCGGGCGGCGGGGCTAACGGGGTATTCTACGAGAACGACACCAACGTCACCGTTAGCTACACAATCACGACCGGTAAGAATGCCATGTCTGCCGGACCAATTACGGTTGATTCGGGTGTAGTAGTTACCGTGCCAAGTGGCAGCGTTTGGACAATCGTCTAAGGATAAATTATGGCTCTCATACTAAGCGGCAACGGCGACATCACAGGACTTGACCCAGCCCTGTTCCAAAGCAATGACATGGGCTACACCCCCGCAGGCACCGGAGCCGTGGCTACGACTGTCCAGGCGAAGCTGCGGGAATCGGTTTCGGTGAAAGATTTTAATGCGGTGGGGGATGGGGTTGCGGATGATACTGCGGAGATTCAGGCGGCGATTGATGCTGTCTTGGCAGGCGGTGTTGTTTTGTTTCCGCCAGGAACGTATCTGGTCAGCACAGTCAATCTGACAGGAAAATCTGTTGTTTTGTCTGGTTACGGCGCAACGATCAACTCAACCGGCGCAAACGGT